CTACCTTCCCCGTGCATAGACACTTAAATGGTCGTGTACGGGTTGACTGTATATCCCTGGAATTTATTCCTTGGATTGCAGTCTTGTGGGTAGCCGGAGTTTTACTCCTGTTTTTGTCCCTTTGTGTCATTACCCTTTATTTTATTTATTTTGTGACTTGGATCTTATTTATTATTTATATTATTTTATATGTTTAATTTATTTGTGAGTTAGTTTTATGATTTTTGAATGATTATTAGTTTCTATTTTATAGGCCTTTTCCATTATTATCACACATTTTATTTATTTTAGAGTAGTTTCATTCCGCGGACTATTTGAAGGGACCTTTCAGGCACTAGTTGATGTGAAGGTTGATCGATGACTTAGTACCGTTCTTGGTGGCTCTGACGTTCCGCTTGCGAGTTCGTTATCCCCTTGGGCTGGGAACGGTCTGCTTTAAATGGCAGTCGTGATATTGGATCTGATATGAACCCCTGTTAGGCAAATTCGAGTAGTTAATCAAGCGAAGAATTTTTCCGGTGTCATTTTGATAACCGGCTCAGTATTCGCCGTCGGCTGAGTGTTAACCGTTGGCTGGCTTGGGGGACCAGTGGCAGTGCGTAAACTGGAACATTTCAAACGTTCTCTCTACATATGCTTACAACTACAAGAATGACGACTACAGCGATTTCTTTGCGCCAACAAGCTATTTGCGAGACTGACGAGGTGATCCGGCGTTTCATGACGCTTCGGTCTGGAGTTTCAAGCTGGCAATGTACACCAGTCGAGTTTGCCCTCGGCACGTGTACGGAGTCTGCGGCCGAACTCCTGCTGTGGATGAAATCCATAGCGAACCCACACACGAAGTGTGCGTCTATGACGAAGACACAGGCTCTTGCACAGGCTGCATTAGTCGAGACTGAGCTTGCGAAGGCTCGTCTCACGCTCAATCAGAGCAAAACAGAGTGGTTCTCACAAGGACTTCTCCACACATCAAACTTTCGTGCTGCGTTGAAGCAGTTGAAGGTTGCGCTTAACGAAGCGCCACAGACACCCCTTAATTGGGCGACTACGGTGGAACACGTTGAACGTAACAGGGAAAACAGAACACGACGGAAGCAACGGCCAATGACTTTGGCTGAAGAAGAATGGAGTGGTGAAGTTCAAGCGGAAGCACTCGAATCAATTGGAACAAGCTTACTTGGTCCTCTCCTGCAACAAGGAACAGCCTTTATTGGCTCATTTCTGCAGGGAGCACTAGGTTTGCCGGCGAATAGAGATTCGCCCTCACAGATAGGTGTCAGTCCGGATGACTGGTGTCTAGCGGATGTTCCGCGACCCATTGGGTCACTCGCTTTCAAGAAGGTGCATTCAGCACCCGACGCAAAGGCTGTTGTTCAGCAGAACAGCAACCGGAGTATGGATCTGCAACAACGATTTCAAGAGAAATCACTCGTGGCGTCATTTGAAGCGACAATTTCGTGCACTAATGTAAGTGCACTTCTCGGCAACGTCAGTGTTTCACCACAGATTTTTCCTGTCGTATCTGGTAACACAGTGACAGGACCATTCATGCGTGAAGAAACTGCTCTCAGTTATTACTCAAACTTCTACACATTCTGGCGTGGCGATTTGGACTTTCATGTCAACGTCATTCAGTGCCAGTTTCAGAAGGGACAGATTGGGATCTTTTTCAACCCGAACAACGACATACTCACATCAGCGGACTTTCCGGCTCGAACCTCAAACCTTATAGGACAGGTTTTCGACATTTCTGAGAGCAATGACTTTGTTCTCACAGTGCCTTACGTGAACGACCGAGATTACAAGCGCCTTGTGCGCGCTTACGGAGCAGACACAGCCATGACAGGCCTGAGCAACCCTTGGAACTCAGTTCCCTTATCGGGTTCACTCGGACAAGTCTGGATCTATGTCACCAACCCTATTGTGGGTCCGGCGACAGCTCCACAGACGGTTTACGTCAACGTGTGGGTTTCTTCAAAGAATCTCTCATATCACGTTCCACGTGACCCCGGCATTGTTGTCGAGCTTAATGGACGGCCCCAGTGTGGTGTCGTGGAAGAGTGGATAGGTGTTGTGCAGTCAGAATCGGGAGTAATACTCGAGAGTGAGCTCATCATTCAGAATGATGAAGATACAGTTGCTGGACAGAACGTTGACGAGACGACAGCTGAGAACCCCATTGAGGAGGTTGCTCAGATTGCGACAGCTGATACTCAGAATATTGCAGGAAGGAATTACATCATTGCTGCGAACATTGAATGGCCAGCAACAGCGACCCGAGGTACCATTATCTCGGCATTGGATGTTACAAGTGAACTCTTGTACAACCAGGATCTCGCTCCTAGTGGCCTTTTCAATTTCCACGAATTCTTTCGTGGTGGACTTGTTGCTACGTTGAAGATTGCGTCACAGTGTCAGTATCTTGGCCTTGCTATTTTAGCCGTTGCGCCGAGTACTTTTGATCGACCGATCTCACAGTGTATCTCGACATTGACACAGTTGCCACATGCTTTTGTGGATCTGGGCAGGAATACAACCACACAGGTTACAGTCCCCTGGCTTCATGTCAGGCGATTGCTACGTACAGGTGATTTACATCACGACGTAGCCACTGTTTACCTCATTGTCATCAACGCTTTGCGTGCACCGACTGGTGCGTGTACTACAGTCAACAGCATGTTGACAGTCAGCCTCACCGCCCCATACTTTGGTGTGAAGAAGGTGAAACCCGCAGTTCTTAAAGAGTTGAGGGGAAGAGTGCAATCGAAGGAGAGCGCTCCAGCTGATCCCTCACCGGGAGAGCAGACAAGCTCGTCTGCCCCGAAGGAAGAAGTGACGTCAGCTATGACAGCGAAGACAACACGACGAGTTAAACCGTGGAAGGTACGTAACGCGCCAACAAAAGCATACATTGCCACTCATACGAGTGTGTATGACTTGTTGAAGCGACCAGTCCTGGATGACGCCATTCTGGCGCCAGGAGTGTCGACAGTACCTGTCTATTTTCGCAGTTTTCAGCCTCTGCTGAATCCCACTCACTTGAAGCTCATAACGACTTGGGCTTTCTATAACGGTGGAACGCGACTACATTTGACAAGCAATGTCAACCTGAATATTTCAGCACTCATGATGTTGCAACCGGACTACAACGGGGCTGCATTAGCCCTTAGTCAGACGGCTGTCACACCAGCTCCGACGAAGAAGAACTTCGTGGGCACTCAATTGTGGAAGTACAATGAAGTGCCGTCAGTTGTGGTAGGTTTGCCCTACTACGCGGAGACCCCTCTATTGTTTACCCCACAAGCGGGTGACATTACGGGGGCAGGAATGGAGCGATCAGTTGGTAGCATTCATGCTTACACGCTTAGTGCGGCAGGAGGACTCGTTACCTTTGCTCATTCCATGGGAGATGATTTTGAATTACACTTCCCCTTGCCGATGCCACAAACCATTGTTGGCATCGCTGCGGTTGCGGAAGCTCGAGAAGAGTGGAAGGGTGTCGTGCAAGGATGGCAGAAAGATCTTACACAGTGTGGCGATGTCGAGTCAAACCCTGGGCCCATTGGTTATTGGGTCAAGCGGAAGTTGAACGAAATCATCGACGATATCGTTCTCGACCAGACTGAGAAAGCACGGAAGAAGCTTTTAGAAGCTAAGGTTTTTCTCGCTAAAAACTGCTTTAACAACGTCGTGGACGATGTTGTTATCCCAGTCTTGTCAGCTTTCCTCGACATTGTGTTGCACATACGACTCATTGCGATCGAAACCAGCAAGGTTGCCATCATGGCTGCTTTTACTGCGATTGCTTTGCGAATGTATCCAGCACTCAAGGACGCCTTCGGTACAATTGAAATGGTCAGGAAGGCCTTTGAGACGGCCTTCGAGAAGCCAGTGGCCAACGATCATGTTGCTCAGTTTTGGAACAAGAAGGAGGACTGGGGCACGTCAGTGGATGTACACGCCTGGACGGGCTCAGTGCAAGCTGGCGAACCTATCGCTGGGGCGGTGGCCGTTGCAGCGCTCGCTACAATAGCTGGAGCCTTTGGGCTCACACTTGCAACGACGACTGAGAAGGATGTCAAGAGCGACGCGAACAACCGTTTTTTCCGCTCGTGTGGTCTACTTGGTAAAGTGGGACAAGGAGTTATGGGAGTTCGACACATCTGGAATGGTGTGAAGGATGGACTTGCTACTGCAATGGACTACTTCATTGACCCCTCTCCGTCTGAGACGTGGTGGAAAGATAACAAGGACAACGTTGAGTTGTTTGTATCGATGTTTCGAAGTGCTGCGTCAGGAAATTTGCATTCAGCAGACAATGCTTTTAGAGCATTTGCTGATGGGCTTTCACCTTTCGACCTAATTGAGTCGAATGCAGCTCTCATCGACGCCATGATCGTACATTTTCCTAGATTGGAATTCAAGATCGTGCCACTCGACTACAGACGTGCTTTGCAAGACATTATACTCACGCGAGCGAAACTCACTGCCCAGCAGGCAGCGACGAAACAACGGTGTGAACCTGTTGGTGTGTGGTTATACGGACAGGCTGGTTGTGGTAAATCAGTCTTTGGTAAGGAAATACTCCCTGCGCTTCTTGTTAAGAAGCTTGGCCTTCAGGGTCATTGGAGTTCTCACCTTTACCAGGTACCACGCTCAGATGAGCAGAAGCACTGGGACGGATACACAGGACAGACCATCGCGGCTATTGACGATTTTGGACAGGCGACGGACGACAAGGACTTTATTGAAGCTATTTCGCTTATAAGTTCAGCAAGTTGTCCACTACCCATGGCTCAGTTGGCAGACAAGAACATGACTTTCACTTCGAAGGTTGTATTTGCCTCAACGAACATTGCGAATTGTCGAGGTGTACAGTCAATAAAGGACAAGTCAGCAATCATTCGACGCTTTGGTGTTGCAGTGGAGTTGAGTACAGTCAACAAGGGTTTGTTGGACTACAGTGCTCTACAGAAGGATCTGGAAGATGCAGTGAAGGCTAAGAAAACTCGCTCGGAAGTGTGTGCTGTTTATGACAAGCATGTGAAGCTCACAAAACTGGACATTGATACAGGAACGACGCAAGGAATGCGTTACAAGTTGGAGGAGTTCATTGACCTCATCGCCAGTGAAATCAAGAAGCGTGAACACGCTAGTCCCATAGGGGATCTTCTTGGTGAAGTGCAAGGCAAAGAGGACGCAGTTGTCGTCTCGAGAGGAGTACGCTACTTTCCTTATCGAGTTCCGAGTACTAAACCCATTGTTTTGGGTGAGGCGTGTGAAGTTGAAGGCGATCACGATGCCGTTATGGATAACGCGCATTATGAGTGGGAGCAAACGCAGGAGGAGAAGATCTTCAAGGGCATCAAGTCAGTTTTCATTGCGCTTGGGGTTACAGTTGGATCTGGTTTAATCCTGTACCTCATCGTCACATTGCTGAAGACATGGGTCTTTAGCGCCGCGGAGGCGCCTGGAGAGACTCAAGGTAAGTATGCCGAAACGAAAGCGAAGGCAGCCGGACCGAAGATGATGAAGGGAAACGTTCAGAACTTGGAGAAGGCTCAGAAGGTGGAAGCAAACCTCTTGCCTGTTGCGTGTGGTCATATGTCACAGATTGGATTAGCTGTCGACAACAAACACATCATTATTAACAGGCATCTCGTTGAGTTGGGCAAGCAAGACTTTATCGAAGTGCAGCTCAAGAAACGAGACGGAACAGAAGGGCCTAAGGTCCACTTTGCGTGGAAAGGAGCTGCGTGCTTCTTTGGAGACTCGGTTGATCTCATGCTCATACGACTTGTCGGTGCTAATTTGGATCACGTGCGTTCTATTCGACATCTTTTCATGAAGTTCAACGCTTGGACCAATTTACCGGACAACTTTCAAGTACGAGACTGGCAAGACAGGGTCAATCCCATGTCTCACACGCCTATCTCCTTGAACACTGGCGGAGTTTTGGCTTACAAGCCACTGTGCTATCCTATCAAGGTGAGGTACGAGACTATCGCTGGAGACTGCGGTAAGCCGTATTACTCTGATGTCACTACTCAGAATCCCTTCATGGGAATTCACACTGGGTATGCTAAGGGACACGCTCTCATGACTCCTATTCTTTATGAAGATGTCATGGCTAAGATCGAAGAACTCGCTATCAAGTTGGGTGGCACCACAGTCATTGAAGACTACAAGCTTCAGAGCTTTCAAGTCACCGGCACAGAAGTCACAGAGTTCGATTTGGGTAATCTCGAACTCATCGGGCAAGGCAAGTTGGGAGGACAAGCACTCGTTGCGGGATGCGTTCCCGGTACGTCTTTCGTTAAGTCACCCATCCAGTCAGAAGAATGGGATGATTCTTTTATGCCTTCCATCAAGCGGACAGTTGAAGTGGAGGGTGTGCGAATTGATCCGCTTTTTAGCGGTGCGCAGAAGTACGAACTTAACGGCAATTGTGTTGAAGTTCCGTACGTGCGTGATGCCATTGTGGAGTATTGTAAGATGGTTCCGCATGCGCAAGGACGAATTCTTACTGAACACGAGATGCTCAACGGCATTGGAGAGATGGGAAGGCTCGTTACGAAGACATCAGCTGGCATCATCACGAAGTTCATCAAGAAGGAGGAACTTTTTGATCAGATCTCGGGAGAAGTTGTGGACGGTGTACAGAAGCAAGCTACTCTTGTTTGGAGTGAGAAGGCGCGAACTTTCATCATCCCGTACTACGGAATGCCTTTTCAAGAGTACTTCGATTTGACGGAAATCATGATCGGAGAAGGACAGAAACCGGACCTTATTTGGACATCAACGCTCAAGGACGAGCTACGACCGAAGGAGAAGGCGAAGAAGGGCAAGACACGTGTCTTTGAGAACCCTGATATTGCGTTCACGCTGCTAGTGCGTAAGTACTTTGGCCACTTCATTCAGTGGTTCAAGGCTAACCGTGGCTTCGATCTTCACCATGCCATTGGCATTGATCGTGAAGTTGCAGCGCCCGAAATCTATGATGGATTGACGTGGAAGGATCGCATCTTTGATGTGGACTACAAGAACTTCGATGGATCTGTTCATAACGTCCTAGCGGAATTTTTCCAGGGCGTCACGGATTGGTACTACGGACCAGAGAACAGGACTCAACGACACGTTTTGTTGGATGTCTTGCGTTCGTCACTCCATTTAGTTGGAGATACTCTTTTTCAATCCTATCAAGGAAACAAGAGTGGAAACGCTATGACAGACGTCTACAACTCAGTGTGTAACGCTGGAATGGTTTACATTGCTTACCGAGCAGTGTACGGAGAAGTGAGTGACATACGTGAGAACTTTAAGTTTATCACGTACGGAGATGACCTCATCGGTTCAGCTTCGCCGAACATACCGCAATTTAACAGGGCATTTTACGCAAGTTTTTGCGGAGCGTTCGGCCTTACTGTTACAAGTGCGGCAAAGGACGGAAAGATGACACCTTTCACACCACGGGACGAGGTTTCTTTTCTCAAGTCAACGTTCGTGGATGAAGTGCCTTTTTGTTTCCCGCTCCCCTTGGAGATCATTCACCGTGAATTGAGGTGGGAGAAGAAGCAGAATAAAGGAGACAACGTTGTCCTCCATCAGAGGATAGTTCAGGCTTTGGACATGGCCGCTCACCACCCTCGTGTGGTGTACGAACGTTTGGAACGACAAATCAAGGATGCCGGTTTCGGTGATTGGATTGATGGTTCGTGGACGTGGAGAAGAGCGCGTTTGACGTCGAAGCAGTGTCAGACCAGTTTGCGTGATTCTCCTTTCAATTTTGAGAGGCATGAACCGGTTGCTGAAGAACTGGACGGAGAGGTGCAGGCACAACAATCCTATCAGGACATGCGTGCCACTATCGACCTAGCGGATCGTTTCCGAGGTCGGAAAGTGCCACCTATCTCACTTGAGACACAAGCCATGCGAGCAGCTACCAGTTGCCATGGAACTTTGGACCTTGACAGGCACGAATTTGTGCGAGGCTGGACGATGGAGCTTCCCGCATGGGATATTGACAACTCTGTTATCGTTCATGGTCTTCGTATCATCACCGTCGACAACCGTTATAAAATCCCACGGTGCAAGGCTTTTCACATTGGAGGTATCAGTTTGGCCTCACATATCCAACGGAAAACGGGCTTTATCCGTGTCAATTGTCAAGGGAATTGGCGGAAGATGAGAGGTTCCTTTATCAATGTGTCTCGACCTGGTATGCACCTCACTGAGTTTGACGTAATCGTTTTCGTCCCTCAGCCAATTTACTGGTGGTCGCACGCAGAGTACGAACAACAACATGAGTGTACTGTTTTTGGAGGACCAGCTCTCTTTCAGGCTCAGAAACCCTCAGAGCCGAACGAGGCGCACCGTGACATGACGGAAGCGGTCCTGGAGTACAGGCGAGATTCGCTTAAGGAACCGAACGGACAGTACGACTTTTATGGTGGTTATGTAGCCGATTACACTAAGCGAGTTGCGAGAACTGGTTTAGTTTATCATGTGTACGGTAGCGATGCGGCCCGAGATCTGGTTACAGTGACATTTGAACATGTCTACCCCGATCCTCGTGTCGCGAGTGGGAAGCCACTGTACCTTAGACCGGTACTGCGACTTCTCGATAGTGTGCGACCAGAGAGACCGATGGCTGTCATTCGGACAGCGGAACGAGCTTACCGCGCGGCGGAAGGCTCACCAGTTTAACACACACAGCATTACAACGCGGATGGGAGTGGCACGGCTTGTCACTTGGGAACCTGCTCCCTCACCGCTGGAAATCGTCGTCATGACGTCGAGTCTATACTTCACTCGCAAACGAAGTACACATTGACAACACGTGACTTTTGAAGTGACTTTTGAAGTGACGTTGGGGGGGGTAGTTTTTAGGGTAAGTAGTAACGTACTTATTAATTTTCTACCTCCTTGTCTTACCTAAATCTGCAGTTTAATGCGTCGACACCGGTTCGCCGGATTATAGCTCACACTGTGGAAATCGGGCCATCGCACTGGTTGCCGCCTGACGTACACTTTGTTCTAGTTCGCAATAAGCTGCAGATAGTGTTCACCCGATCGGATTCGAGGCTTGATGATACTTGACAGTCTTAGTCCCAGACCGATCGAATTTAGTTCACTGGAGGTTAATTTAGCATTGCATACTTAAATATTTCGTATCCTATATAATTATTTGTATTTTCATTTATTATACTAGGCCTTTATTTATATAAATATATGTATTTGAGCACGCATCTGGGCTATTCTGCATCCGCAGACCTGGGAAAACGGTTTATTGAACGCCGCAAAGTTCTTTAGTTTCACGATGACTTATATAACAGCACTTGTTTTTGAGTAACTTTAATGCATCCAC